GAGGCGTGCCAGCTAGAGAAGCACAAGGAGAAGCAGCGCGGGCGGCCCAGAGACTTTTACGGCTTCGATGAGGCGACGGAGTTCACCCGGTCGCAGGTCGAATTCATCACGGCGTGGAACCGGTCAACCGACCCGGCGCAACGTTGCCGGGTGGTGTTGACGTTCAACCCGCCGACGGATGAGGGCGGCAGTTGGGTCATCGACTACTTCTTGCCGTGGCTGGCCTACCTGTTCCCGACGCGGTTCACGCACCCGCGCCCGGCGGCCCCAGGGGAGTTGCGTTGGTACGCGACGATAGACGGGCGCGAAACGGAGTGCGACGACGGGCGGCCATTCGACCACAACGGCGAAACCATCCGGCCCCGTTCGCGCACGTTCATTCCGGCGCGGCTTGACGACAACCCGCACCTGGCCGAAACGGGGTACAGAAGCACGCTACAGGCGTTGCCAGAGCCGTTGCGTAGCCAGTTGCTCTACGGCGACTTCACCGCCAAGGGCGCGGCCGATCCGTGGCAGGTCATCCCGACGGCGTGGGTCAAGGCGGCGCAGGCGCGGTGGCTGGAACGGGAAAAGCCGGACACGCCGCTATCGGCCGTCGGCGTGGACGTGGCGCGGGGCGGGCGGGACAGCATGGTTGTGGCCCGGCGCTATGGGACGTGGTTTGATGAGCCGGCCAAGACGGCGGGCGTGGACGTGCAAGACGGGCCAACGGCGGCCGGGCTTGTCTTCCAGCAGTTGGAACAGGAACGGCACGTCGGAACCATCAACGTGGACGTGATCGGCGTGGGCAGCAGTGCCTACGACTCGCTGGCCGCGATGTACCCAGAGGCGGCGCGGGCGGTCAACGTGGCCGAGGGCAGCGAGTACGTGGTCATGTCGAAAGAGGCGTCGCCCAAGCCGCTGTTCAGGATGCGCAACGTGCGGGCCGAGATGTATTGGCGGTTCCGAGAGGCACTTGACCCGGACGGCGGCGCAGACGTGGCCTTGCCGCCGGGCAATGAGCTAGTAGCCGACCTGTGCGCGGCGCGGTACAAGGTGCTGGCCGGGGGCATTATCCAGATTGAGGAGAAGCAGCGCATTAAGGAACGCATCGGGCGTTCACCAGACTTAGGCGAGGCGGTGATGCTGGCGTGGCATCGACCGCCGGAGAGGGGTCATGGGATACACGTTTGAGCCGCCGGTCATGCTGAGGAACGGCGACGTGTTGGTAGTCGAGGGCAGCTATGCGCCGGGCAACGGCGCGGTCGATATGACCATTCATCGTTATGCCGTATTGGTAGCCGAGGGTGACATGGGAGCGAGTGAAGCGGGATTCGACCGGCCGGGCGCGTTCAATCCGGCCAACGACGCGAACCGGGTGTTGGCACGGTATCTGCCGGGGCTGGGGCACGCGGTCAAGGACGCCTACGGCGTCTATCAACTGGATTCATTCCAGTTGGCCGAACTGATTCTGAGCATCGAGGCGGCGACGGCGCACCGGGATGACCTGGAACGAATGGAGCGGCAGATGATACCGCTGCTGAACAGCATCCGGCGGCGGCTGGGCAAGCCGGGGGTGATTGCGCCAAAGGGGCCGCCGGGTGACGGGTAGTTTGGCCGGGTTACGGCCAGACGATTGACGAGCGGCAAACAACCATGTTACAATGTGTTTCAGATTGAAACGCCCCACCTAATGGCGTCCTATGTGACGAGTTAGCAGCGGCGGCCTGAGTTGTCAGGCCGCCGCTTTTTTGTTGTCTATGAATCTCGGCCTAGGCGAACGACTCAGACTGGCGTGGAGGATTGCGACAAGCGCGAAGGCGGCGGCGACGCTTGTGCCGACGTGGCAGGACGGCGAACCGGTCTATTCCGACGTTAGTTTTGAGGGCATGGTGCGCCACGGCTGGCGCAAGAACGAGCTTATCTTCGCCTGCGTCGCCAAGACGGCGGCCAGCGCGTCGTTCGTGCGTCTTGACGTGAAGGCGGGCGATGGGGAGCAACTGGACGATCACCCATTGCGGCGGCTGATTAAGCAGCCGAATCCGTTCATGGATGAGTACGACCTGTGGTACTCCGTCGTCGTCTTTCAGAAGTTGGCCGGGGGCGCGTATTTCGAGAAGGAACGCGACCGGGCGGGGCGGGTCATTCGCCTGTGGCCGTTGCGGCCGGACTGGGTTAGGCCGGTGCGCAGTGGCAGCGAGTTCATCGGCGGCTATGAGTTCGGCGTGCCGGGGCGCGACAAGGTGACACTGGCCGCGCGGGACGTGCTGGATTTCAAGCTATTCGACCCGTTGAACCACTATCGCGGCTTTGCCCCGGCGGCCGTCGCCGGGCGGGTGGGCGACGTTGACAACGCCACAACCGACTATTTGAAGCTCTTCATGGAGAAGGGCGGCATGCCGCCGGGCCTGCTGAAAACGAAGCAAAAGCTGGCCGATACTGACGTGTCCGACATTCGGCGTCGTTGGGGCGAACGGTACGGCGGGATCGAGCACTGGCTTAGCCCGGCAGTGCTTGACCAGGATGCTGAGTACCAACAGACGGGCCTATCGTTCAAGGACATGGGCTTTGAAATGCTGGACGCCCGCGCTGAGGCGCGGATTTGCATGGTATTGGACGTGCCGCCGATTCTCGTAGGGGCCAAGGTGGGCCTTGACCGGGCGACGTACAGCAACTATGCCGAGGCGCGGCAGGCATGGTGGGAGGACAGCCTGACACCGCTCTATCGCAACTTTGAAAGCGTCATTGTCAACGACCTGGGGCGCGAATTCGGCGGCGTAGAGGCGGCATTCGACCTGAGTGCCGTGCCGGCGTTCCGAGAGCAGACGGATGCGCTGTACGCGCGGGCCAACGAGGGCGTTGGGCGCGGTTACATGACGGTGAATGAGGCGCGGCGGCTGATCGGGCTGGAAGAGGCTCCGGCGGGCGACGTGTTTTTGCGGCCCAACTCCGCTATTGAGGTAGGGCTGAATGGGCAGCCGGCGGCCGTCGACGAGCCGGGCGACGGCGGCAAAGCCAAGGCCGGCCAGACCGATGCCGCCGCCCTGGCCGTGGCCGAGATGGATTTCAAGGCGCGGCGGGCCGACAACGACGAAGAGCGTCGGGCATTTGAGGCCAAGTTGCGGCGGCGGCTGGAAGGGTACTTCGAAGGCCAGCTAGAGCGCATCGAAGAGGCGGTAGGGGAGCGGTATCAGCCGGTGACGATTGGCAAGGGCGCGGCCCTCATGGGGAGTAATGGAACCGCTAACCACTGACTTCTGGCTGAATGAGGCGGCGCTGTTGCACGGCCTTGTCTATGAGATTGTCGAAGAGGCGGCCGAGAGGGGCGTTATCGCGGCGGTGAACGGCGTCTTGCAAGCCCTGCTGAATGTGCGCGAGCCGCAGGTCGATTATGGCCTGCTGAATGAGGCGGCGCACGCGCTGGCACAGCAGCACGCATTTGATCTGGTCAGTGGCGTGACAGAGACAAGCCGCCGGGCGATGCAACGCGAGTTCACGGACTGGATTGCGTCGGGTGAACCGTTGCCGGCGCTGATTGACAAGTTGACGCCGATGTTCGGGCCGGTACGTGCCGAGGCGATTGCGGTCACTGAGGTGACACGGGTCTATCACCGGTCGAATGTGGCGGCGTGGCGCGAATTCGACATTGAGAGTTGGGTGTTCCAGACGGCCGTCGATGAGATTGTGTGCCCCATTTGCGAGCCGTCGCACGGAAAGGAGTACCGGCTAGACGACGAAGAGAACGCGCCGCCACGGCACACACGTTGCCGTTGCTATAGCAAGCCGCTAGTGAGGCTGCCCAATGGCTAACAGCGACATCCAATTCGACGTGCGCGGGCTGACTGAGTACGACGGCAAGCTGGCCGGGGTTGAGGCTAAGTTGCCGGACGTGAAGAAGAAGCTCATGACGAAAAGCGTACTCTATGCCCAGAGTCAGATACCGCCCTATCCGCCGGCGTCGCCGGGCAGCAGCTACCGGCGCACGGGCACGCTGGGGCGCGTTGTGACGGCGTTTCCCGGCGTCAATCCGGGGCGCGATTTGGGCGGCGGCGCGGGCGGCGGCGAACAGGCGACGCCGTTG